GTATTAGAAAAGATTCCGTTCGCAAGATATAAATTTGGTATCGTTACGTTTGAACATGATTCATACCGTTTAGGTACTGATAAGAAGTTTCAGGCAAAAAGAATATTAGAAAATCATGGATACGTTTGTGTTGTTTCTAATGTTTCATTTACCGAAGGTTATCCTTATGAGGATTGGTATTATCACCCTGACGTTATAGAAATTCCTGAAGAGATGAAATCAAAGAAAGACGTTAATTTCATCTGGGATTATATGATGGAGCCACTCAAATGATTACTGTAGTTGCTACTGGTGGTTTCGATCCAATTCATTCAGGTCATATTGAATATTTAAAGGATGCTGCCTTATGTGGTACTCAATTAATTGTTGGTGTTAATTCAGACGAATGGCTTACACGAAAGAAAGGTAGAGCGTTCATGCCGTTTAAGGAGAGGGCAGCAATTGTTCAAGAACTTGCCTGTGTTAACGAAGTATTTTCTTTTGACGACAGCGATGATAGTGCAATAGATTGCCTTAGAAAGGTTAAAAATAAATGGCCGAACGATACTATAATATTTGTTAATGGTGGTGATAGAACATCAAATAACATCCCTGAGATGGCAGTAGAAGGTATAGAGTTTGAGTTTGGAATCGGTGGCGATGATAAAAAGAATTCATCAAGTTGGATATTAAAAGAGTGGTCACAACCTACAACTCAGCGTAAATGGGGAACATATAAAGTACTAGATTCAAACGGTTCTTGGAGAGTTAAAGAACTAAGTTTTGATGAAGGTCAATCACTAAGTGATCAAAAGCATTCACAAAGATCTGAACATTGGCATGTTGTAAAAGGTTCTATATTGATGGAACTTGATCATGGTAATCGTTTAACAGAATCTCGTATCTATTGGGAAGGTCAAAGTATTGATATACCAAAAGGTGTTTGGCATAAAGCAACTAACGTTGGTTCAGGACCTGCGAAGGTAATTGAAGTATGGCTTGGGGATAAACTCGAAGAATCTGATATTGAAAGAAGAGATTAAGTATAAATAAAACTACAATACAATTAACTTATCGACCTAGGAGATTCTGAAGATGGCGATTAAAATTGGCTACGCAACTGTTATAAACAATTCGCGTCAGCTATCCTACATTACCGATATGGATGGAACATATACATCATTCCACCCAAATGTTGAAGCAGTTACTGGTACTTCATTAGACTTGTCACAGACAATGTTATCTAAAACCATTGCTGCACCAACTACGTTTACTTATCTAAATGCGCAAACAGGCAGAACTTCTGTATTCCTATTAGATATATCTACTTCAAACCATGTCCCAACTTTTCCTGGAGATTTTTCTTTTCAGGCAACTCCTACTTGGTCAGGAAACCGATACTGGATAATAAGTATCGTTTGTTTTGCTCCAACAGAAATTCAAGCAACGGCAGTTGGATATGACACGGTTCCTGCCGCACCAGCGCTACCTGCTTCGTTTTCAATATCAGGTTGGGACCATATTAACAGTCGTACACTAGGCGGTGGTGGTGCTACTGAAGCGTTTGCACGAGTATCATTTTCAAACGACGTTGCTAACGATAGAATAGATGTTGCATTTTCGGGTGGAACGAATGCTGCGGTAGCAACAATTTATCATACTTATATTAGTACAGCAAGTTTAACTAATATTACTTCAATACAAGCTCAGTATAACGTTCAGACGCAATCAGTAACTGGCAACACAAACGCATCAAATTATTCTTCGGGCCCGTTACCAACATCTGATGGATATGCTTCAGGAACTTATTATAATGTTCCTACTTCAACTGGTGCGGTGCAGTTTACATGGATGGCGAAATCTTCTGTAGGCGGGTCTGGGAACCAAATAACACAAACAACCTTCAGTTTAAATACTGCTGATCCGGACTTTAGAATTAAAGTTGTATGCGATCAAGGAACTTTATATTCAACGTGTGAATTTACACAAGGCAGCGGTTCGTGCTATGCGGCAACGTACTCTGGCAGTATACCTTAAGGATAACATAAATGGCAATTAAAATAGCAGGAACAGATGTTATCAACAATTCACGCGCTGTAGTGAATATGAGTGACATTGAAGGTAAATATGGTCAGTTTCATGGTACGCCAGAAACTATCACTACAGTATTAGACATGAATAAACCAATTATGAGGCGGACATTAACTGCTAATGCTACGTTTACTGCATCTAATATAGCAACGGGCAGATGCTGTTTACTTTTACTAGATGTATCTTCAAGTGGATATATTCCAACTTGGCCTGCATCAATACAATGGCCGGGCGACGGTACAGAACCAGACTGGGACGCCACAGGAGTTCAAACATGGCTAGTTGGATTTACTTGTTGGGATAGCTCTACGATTAGAGCAACGGCAACAGGCTGGGGAACTACTCCTCCTGCTAGCGGAACACTAGATCGTGAGGTAACAGTAGGAAGTGGTGGATATACGGCAACGTCTTTCTTTGGCTATGTAAGGAGCGGTTCGCAGGGCCCTTACTCTAGTACATCTATGGGAAGTATTGACGATGAAGCTATGCCTACGTCAATATACTCAAGTGCCGTAATTGACGTTCTTGAATTTAGAGACGGGTATTTATACGGTTCTCAACAAGACGACGTATTTACTTTAAGAATAATTGGTAGCGGTTCTGCACCGGCAAACTCAGGTTGGAGCCTTCTAACAATGGATACTGGAGACGTATCAGACGGCGGAACACGAGTCCTTAGCCGGGTCTCAGCAACGTACACAACATCCGGGAATAATTCCACATGGACATGGACATGGAGTCCTGGCATCGGTGGTGGTGGAGCAGATTCTCCTCGGAACTGTTTTTCTGGCGCAACTACTGTTGACTTATCTTGGACTGTATAATAGGAATAAAAAATGGCAATTAAAATAGCAGGATCGCCTATTATAAGCGATTCAAAATCATTCATTGATATTGACAACGTACAGGGTACTTATAGCGACTTACACGCTTCTCCATCTTCTGTTACTTCAAACATTACTTTGTCTAATTCTATTCAGACTTGTATTATGACGGGAGCCCAAACATTCACTATAAGTGGTACAGAGGAAGGTAGAACAACTGCACTTCTATTAGATACAACATCAACTGGGCATGATCCAACTTTTCCAGCAAGTATTCTCTGGACAGGTGGAGAACCAACTTGGGCTAATTCTAGATATTGGCAAATCACAATTCTTTCAAGAGATACTTATCAGATAGGTACTGGTGTAGGCTACGCTGGAGCTTCGCCAACAGAATCCGTTACTTTAGGCGGAACTACGAGCTCGCCTAAGTTGAATTTTGATGCAACTGGCATAGCGCCATTTGAAGCAGGTTGGAGATTTAAATCAGATGGTAATGTATATAAATGGCAACATCCAAATAATGTAGGCGGCAATGGCGAAACTTTATATTCAACCACAACTTGGAATAACATTACTCCATCGCAAACATTTTATATAAAAGCGTCCAATTACTCAGGATCAGTTAACTTAAACGTAGCTAATAGTGATACACTCAACACGTGGATAGCTTTAAACACGACAAGAGAATTTAATGTATTTGATAACAGATCGGCCGGTGGTTATGGTGCTGAAAATAATGTTATGAAAATAGAAATATCAGCAAATAGTAGTGGATCACCAGTATTAGCAACCGGCTATTATAAAGTCGAGTACGACGGAGGCGCATAGGAAATAAAATGGCACTATCACACGTAATGAATATTATTAGTAACGCAGGAGCTGTATCAGCAGGCACAGGTGCAGGGGCTGGTGGCGGCGGTGGCAGTAGCTTGGATAGCCAAACTGTTACTGTTGGGCAATCCAGCAGCGCAAGCGGCGGCAGCGGTGCACCCGCAGGCACAACCGTTCGTAGAGGCTGCTTAATAGGTACTTATGGTTCTATCTCTGATGGTACAAGTAATCTTTATAGTGGCGCCTCAATATTAGAGATTAAGTATCAGTGGGATACTGTCTACGCCATCTCTGCTTTTAGCCTCGTGATTGCTGGCAACAACCGAGCAAATAGTGGCTGGACTACTTTAACTATAGGCAGTACAGCGTACTTAAGAACGAATGCAAGTTATGCTGCAAATTTTGGTGGTAATTCGCACTGGGTTTGGCCAGTGGCCGGTGACAATACCGGTGCGTCAGATCCTTTCAGTGGGACTGGTACAACAACAACTTGTGTGTTTACATAAAAATTATAAAGAGATATAAAAATGGCACAACCAAATAGTAGACAAACATTTAAAGATTGGGTTCTTAGGAAGCTAGGTGCGCCAGTAATTGACATTAATGTATCTGATGAGCAAATAGACGACCGTGTTGATGAAGCTGTTGATTTTTGGAGAGACTACCATTATAATGGAAGCCAACTCGTATACATGAAACACCAAATTACGCAACAGAATATTGATGATGGATTTGTAGACTTGCCTGATACAATACTTGGAATATCAGGTATCTTTAATATGCAATCGAGTATCTCTGCAGGCGGTGGTATATTTAATGTACAGTATCAATTTGTTTTAAATAACCTCGAAGACATTACTGGTTATAATATCACAAACTATTTTATGTCAATGCAACATATGGAATTCTTACAAGAAATGCTTGTTGGCAAACCGATGGTTCGTTATAATAAGCATGTTAATAAATTGTGGATTGATAGTGGTGCGGACGTAATGACTGTTGGCGAATATATTATTATTGAGGCATACGATGTAATTGATCCTGCTGCTTATTCAGACGTATGGTCAGATCGTTTTTTACAAAATTACGCAACTGCATTAATTAAAGAACAGTGGGGATCAAACCTAACAAAATTTACAGGCATGCAACTTGTCGGTGGTGTTACTTTTAATGGAGAACAAATACTTTCCGACGGCAGAGAAGAAAGAAGGCTAATGGAAGAAGAAGCAGTACAGAATTTACAACCTCTTTCCTATAATTATATTGGATAAGTAATGGCTACGAATACATTCTTTAATAATTACTCTCAAGTTGGAGAGCAAACACTGATTGATGATTTAGTAATAGAATCTATCAGACAGTATGGTGTCGACATCATTTATATCAGTAGAGCAATTAAAGGTCGAGATAAAATCTTTAATGAAGATGACTTTCCTGAGTATAATGAAGTATTTGGATTTGAAACTTATGTTAAGAATATGGAAGGCTTTGAAGGCGAAGGCGATTTCCTATCTAAGTTTGGTTTACAAATAAGAGACAATTTAACACTCACCGTTGCGAATAGAACTTTTGAAAGATATGTAACTCGTGAGGTCGTTGATATTGTTCGCCCAAGAGAAGGCGATTTGGTTTACTTCCCATTAAACGAAAAGATGTTTGAAGTTAAATACGTTGAACATGAAAGCGTATTCTATCAAATGGGTCAAACTCAAGTATATGATATGCAATGTGATTTGATTGAATATGCCAACCAAAGGTTCAATACAGGCCACCCAGCGATTGATAATTACTTTGCCGAATATAATACAGATATTATAGTTGATGCAAATAACGCAACATTATCCGCTCTTTCTCTAACTGACGATAACGCAAGTAACCTTGACTTTGAAACTGAAGGCGACTTGATTGTTGATTTCTCAGAGGTAGATCCTTTCAGCGAAAACATATCTATAAGTGATACCTAATGGCAATAGCAAATTATTTTTATAATTCTACGATTCGCAAATATGTTGCTTTATTTGGTACATATTTTAATCAATTAGAAGTTCGTAGAACAAGTACTGATGGAACT